TGCACTTTTAACTCGACTTTCTTCTCCGTTTTTAAAATTTGCGTTTTCGTCTGTATCAGGAAGAAAAAACGGGGTATCAGTTATCACGCCTCTGATATCAACAGCATAAGGATCGATTGTAATATGGTCAGATATAAAGCTACCGTCTTCAACAGGAAACTTTGAAACTTCCGAACTATACGATACGCCATCATTTATTGTGGCATCTATCATAACGCTTCCAATTTTACCTCGCGGTTGATTTTTGTAGAAGAAGGTAACCAGGCTCATTGCTCTACCCCCGGAAACGCGGCCAGGGCATTTATTAGAGTTCTTTGCATAACTGGCTCGAATGCCTTTTGCGCCGCTTTATGTAGAAATCCTTGTTGCTCTTCTGAAGTTCCAGGGGGCACCGTCACATTTACAGAAGTGTTAATATTCATATGTTTAGAGGATGTAGAATTGCCAATCCCAGGAATTGATGCTGGTTTTGGCGATAGAACATTGACGATGCCTTTTACATCTCCTGCAAGTCCTACACCTGGAACCGCTGATAATGCTAATTTCCCAAGCTTCATTGCGGTGCTTGATATTCCAGCCATGTGCTGCTCTATAAACTTAATAAACGCCATCACTAATTTTAATGGCTCTATTATCGTTAGATTGATCAAGAACTTCATCCCTTTCATTCCTTCTTTGATCATTTTCCCTACTAATGGGAACTTTTTGACTACTAACCCTATTAGTGATTTACCGCCAGTTAGATATACCGCCAAATCGTCAAGAACCAGCAATAACCCAACTATTGCGGCAGATATCAGTCCTATTGGCGAAAATATAAACTTCATTAGCCCCAATCCTCCGCTTATTAGGGTCTTGAACATTTTAAGTTTCGCTAGTAATTTCAAGGCAAGCAATGACGTTAGTATTTTTACCGTCCATCCAAATGCATTATTCAAGTGATTCCATACATCTACAGCATCTTTTACTACTGAAACAACTATAGCCATCATATTACCTAATGATTTAGCAAGAAATATCATAGCTTTAAAGAATTCTTGAAGACCAGATACTATTAACTTCCTATTCTCCCTTATCCATTCCAGCGTTTGATTAATTAATTTCTGGACTATGGGCATCATACCTATGCCTATTTCGTTCTTAACTCCTTTGATAGCTGATTCAAGCAGAAATTGACTATCCCTAAATTCCTGTGATTTCTTTATTGCCTTATCATTAAGTATGAATGCATATTTCCCAAACTCCTTTGTTGCCTCTGAAATACCAGCGCGTCCCTTCTCAAGAAAGTTAATCATTTTCCCGCCAGTACGACCGAAAAATAATTGTGATACTGCAGCTCTATCAGCAGAGTTTACAAGCTTATTTTGGAATGCATCCGCAACTTCAAGTAATAATTCTTTGTTTGATTTAATCTGACCATCAGAGCCGCGGATATTTATACCTAAAATTGCTAGCTGTTTAATATACTGTGACATTCCTTGTCTAGCCATGCCAATTGCCCTACTAAACAACTGCATCGACTTTGAGAACTCGTCATTCTCTATTCCGGCAAGATTAGCGGCCCCTTCTAATAATTGATATTCACGAGTTGTTATACCAACCGTATCCCGCAACTTATCTAATCTATCCCCTGCCTTTGCGGCAGATTCAACAAATACGAATACAGCAGTAGCTGCCGCAGTTATAGCTGCGGTTAGAGCCAATATAGATGATTTAGCGCTATTTACATTCTCCTCAAATTTATTTAAAGAGCTTGTATCAGTCTTAAAGCCTATCTTTGTTATTAATTCACGAACATCCATTAACTTTTTGCCTCTCTATCTTTTGTTGCACTTCAAGCAAAATATTGAAGTTTATAAGATCCTCAAAACTCCAAATGGTAGCCAATTCTGTCATCGTCACTTTCCCTGACAATATAGCAAACCAAATAAGGCTTTCCTCTAGAATTGTCTCGTTTAACTCTTTTGCGTATCCTGTAATTCCGTCTTGCTCGGCACTTGGCTTATCCTTTGACGAGCTACGTCTAAAAAACTTTGAGTACCTTCCCCAAAGTAATTTGCTTTAATAACAGCCACTACTAGCTTATACATCGATAGATAATCACCGGCAAAATGGTGCTTTATAACTTCCTCAGACATAGGCTTATCTTTATATGATGTACTACGCAAGAGCATGATTATAAAATCATTGAATTCTGCCGGATCAATGCTTTCCATTATTTTTTCTAGCATACTACCTATTGATATTTCCTTATCTAGTACACTTCCTTCTCCCAATGAAATATTATCTAATACTGAGGAGCCACCGCGTAGGTATTTTAGTATTTTGAATAGTATTAAATTACCCTTGATGGCATCAAAGGTTGTTATTACATAGTCTTCACCATTAATAGTCTCATTAACTGTTTTTATCATTGGTTGCCCTCATTTTATGGTATGTTATAGAAATTACCGCCAAGAAATCCAATCAGTTTAGGTACTTTTATTTTCCATTCTCTGTTTACATTCTCACCCGCATAACCATAATCTGGAAACTTCACAATTGATGATTGCGGCCCATCCATTATAGTAGAACCGTTAAGATCTTTGATGAGAAAGTTTTGAGGAGCATTAGCCGCTATGTCTGCAATTAAATAGCCGCTCAAGGCATCATTTGATGCCGAGGTCTGCAATAGACGCAAAGTTATGGTAGCCATAAGCTTGCCTGTCTTAACTCTTGCTACCTCACCATCAGCACCATTAGTATATTTATAGATATCGTCATCATATGATACGTCAATGTATTGACCATCAGCCCATCCAGTTATTTGTGTTGCACCATATACAACAACCAACTCAGAACTAGAAAATGTTTTCATCGTTATAACTCCAGATTAAAATACAGAAACTTCGCCTTGAATTTCTACTATGTGAATGGCTCCAGTAGGAACGGCTCTAAACTTAATATCTTTAAGAACCCTATTTCCTCTATCAACTGGATCAACATCAACAACCCGTGGCACTGTTACAGTATATTCAGGCTCAAGAAATCCAGCGGTAACCGCCTGATCTAAGACTGACTTTACTACCGCTTCTACGGCTGCAATACCAGAATCGTTGTATGGTATTTTTTCGTTTGTAGCCAATAAAATATATACATCTTCTTGCAATCTAGCTTGTAACCAATCAATGCCCCTCATAATGTCTATATACTCGCCACTCGCAACAGTACCAAATCTAGTTCGTCCGTCTGCTCCAGTAATGAGATACAAATTTGCTGATTTATCAGTAGCGTTTTTAGCTTGCAATGAATTTAGCGTTAATGCTTGAAATGATCTAAGCGTCTTATGCGCCCAGGTTGATGCACCAGGATCCTTGGGTAACTGTACACCGTTCCACGCAGCATCTAAATACTCGTTTGTTCCAATATCGGTAGTTTTAAGATAATCAGCATTCCAATATGCAACATACGTGCGGTCATATTCAGCACTCTTCAATAATGCAGCTATTGATGTAGTATCTGTAGCAACGTCTTGGTCCACGATATTATTATCATCTGAGGTTAAACCGAATAGTTTGTTTTTAGTTTCTACCCAAGCGGCAAGCTCTAGTTCCTCTGCGGAATTATGTAACATTTCAGTAATCATGTACCATGTATCATTCTCTGCCTCTATTGCGATCATATCATCAACAATAGTATCGGTAGGAGTATATGGCTTTGTTACCGTTTGGTCAGTATCAACAGATACGGTATATGCCGTTCCAGCAACATCAGCGTCAAGCTCATAAGTGCCATCTAAGTTATCTGTTGCAGTAACAGGCTCGGCCCCAAGGTTAATCGCTGACACCAGGCCTGCGGCAATAGTAATTGCTGTTGGAGTAGCCCCAGAATCAAAAGTAAAAGGGGTTCCATTGATCACGCAATTATAATCAGTGTTTAGTTCTACGTTAGATACAGTAATAACAACATTATCTACAGTCCTGCGTCCTATCACAATGCTATCAACCCTAGGGTTCTGAGAAAAATACTTCGATGCTGCCAGGTACTCTGCATCAGTTTCTAAGAATCCATCTAGTATCATTTCATCTATACTTTCATACTCTTTTGCTCGCTCGTTAAAAACCTTGCTAGCACCCAACAGCAATGGAATACCAAAACTAGCGCGTCGAACT